AAATATTGTGCAAACAGAAAACCACATATAATAGTTGTTGACCAACTAGATAAACTTAACGTCATGGGTTCGTTTGCAAGAACAGATGAAAAGCTACGTGAGATATATACAAAGTTTAGAGAAGTTTGTAAACGTAGAGATGTTTTTGGTATTGGTGTTAGTCAAGCTAGTGCTGATGCAGAGGCAAGAACTAACGTAACGTATGCTATGATGGAGAATAGTAAAACTGGTAAAGCTGCTGAAGCTGATTTAATTATTGGTATTGGTAAATCAGATGTTACAGACAACAACGATAGCCGTCGATATCTCACAATATCTAAAAATAAATTGACAGGTTTTCATGGTAATATAGTATGCAACCTAAATACTGACTTGAGTAGGTACACGGCATGATTACTGTATTAGATGTAGAAACAACTTTCATGGTTAATGAGAATAGACGTAGTGACCCCTCACCATTTTGTCCTGATAACAAACTTGTATCCGTGCAATATTCACAAGGTTCACAAGAACCACAGTTTGTATGGTTTTATCACACTAGCAAAAAATTTGACGTTCACAAATCTTCACAACAAGTTCAAGATGTGTTAGATGCAACCACACTTTTAGTGGGGCATAATATAAAATTTGACTTAATGTGGCTATGGGAAACCGGATTTACCTATGATGGAGCAGTATATGACACCATGATTGGTGAATATATGTTACTTCGTGGGCAAAAATGGGGCATAAGTTTGGCAGATTGTTGTGAAAGACGAAATATAACCCTAAAAAAGTCACAACTTGTAGAAGACTTTTTAAAACAAGGCAAAGGGTTTGATGTCATACCTATGGAAACAGTTGAAGAATATGGTCTAGGCGACATAATATCCACAAGAGAATTATATCATGAACAAACTCGTCTGTATAAAAAGGCAGGATATTATGACATAACTAAGCATTTGAATTTGATGAATAAATTTCTTATTGTACTTGCTTATATAGAACAAAACGGAATCAAAATAGATTTTCCACAACTTCACAAAGTTAAGGAAGACTATGAAAAAGAGAAAGAAAAGCTAGAGCAGACAATGCGTGATGTGGCTGAAGAAGTTATGGGCGACACTCCTATAAACTTTGCTTCACCTGAGCAGATGGGTCAGCTTATATATTCTCGTAAAGTTAAAGATAAGAAACAATGGGCGAGTCATTTTAATATTGGTTTAAATGAAAAAGGGAAACCTTTGTTACGTCCACGTATGTCAACATCACATTTTGTTGGTTCAGTTAAAATGATGACTAGCCGTATGTATAAAACAAAAGCTAGACAATGCACAAAATGTTATGGCAAAGGCACTATTTACAAGATTAAAAAAGATGGGACACGTTGGAAGAATCCCACTAAATGTAAGTCTTGTAGTGGGAAGGGTTACACACTTATCCCACTTCACAAAATTGCCGGACTTCACATGAACCCAAGAGATGTTTTAGATGTATCGGCAAATGGTTTTGCGACAGATAAGACGACGTTGATAAGATTATTAGGTGTAGCTAAACATAATGGTAACGAAAAGGCTGTCAAATTTTTGACATCTGCAGTTAGGCTAAATGCAGTTGACGTTTATCTGTCTAGTTTTGTAGGTGGCATAGAAAGAAATACACGTAGTAATTTATTATTACACCCTAAATTTAATCAATGTGTTACAAGAACAACTAGGCTATCATCATCTGACCCAAACTTTCAAAATCAACCTAGAGGCTCTACTTTTCCTGTTCGTTCTGTGGTTGTATCAAGGTTTAAGAATGGTAAAATATTACAAGCTGACTATAGTCAACTAGAATTTAGAGTAGCCGCACAACTATGTGGCGACGAAAAAATGATTAAAGACATATTGGAAGGGCAAGATGTTCACAAATACACAGCATCAATTATATTTGACAAGGCTGAAGCTGACGTTACTAAAGAAGAGCGAACTGCAGCGAAGGCACATACTTTTAAGCCCTTGTACGGAGGGTTTTCGGGCACGCCACGTGAGATGGCATACTACAAGGCTTTTGTGGAAAAGTATCCTAAACTTGGAGCATGGCATGCAGATTTACAAACTGAAGCTATTTCACATGGTATTGTTAGGTTATATACTGGTCAACAGTTTGCTTTTCCTGATACTAAAAGGCTTTCTAGTGGTGCGGCAACAAATGCACCATCTATTAAGAACTACCCCGTACAGGGAGTTGCAGGGGGCTGTATTGTTCCACTTGCATTGGTGGATTTATATAATAAACTTAAAACTAGCAAGAGCAAATCTCTTATTATTAATACGGTCCATGACTCGGTTGTCGTCGACATATATCCCGGAGAAGAATTACAAGTGGCGAACATGATGTATGATTCAATGACTCAAGTTTCACAAAAATTTGAAGAGTTATACAACGTAAAATGGTCTGTTCCACTAGAGGTTGATTTAGAGATTGGAAATAATTGGTTAAATATGAAGAATTATAGCTTGACATAGGGTTCAAGATATAGTAAAAAGTGTGTTCTAGAAGAAGGAGTCAAAAATGACATCACAAACATTACCTACAATAAATACAGACGTAAACTTTGAACAAATAGCATCTATTATAGGACAAGATGAGCCTAAAGCAACAAATACTGGCGATAGCTTAGCTTTTCTGCGTATTAATTATAATACGGAAGATGATAACGAAAAGCAGTTGCCTGTTGGCTACTGGACTATCGCTACACCTGAACATGGTGCTATATTCTCTAAAGAAATAGAATTTCAAGTATTTCTACAGCGATACCAATATACCCATTGGGACGAAGATGCTGAAGAAATGGCTAATAAATCTATTCTTGCACAAAATTTGTATCCACAAACAGAAGTTCCTGACATGTTAGGCACAATGCGTTGTGGTTCTGTTCCTTACTCACAACGAGAAGGATTGAATGCTGAACAAGCACTCAAACAAAAAAGTATTCGGTGTTTTAGAATGTTATTCGGTAGGGTAACACTCAAGGATGCCGTGAACGTAGATGGGGAGAAAGTTGAAGCTTCTAACCTTCCTTGTCTATGGAGAGCTAGAGGAAGTAATTTTATGACCATCTCTGATGCCATGGACTCACTTTCTGCTCAGAAGAAACCTTTTATCTTTTACAAGTTAAAAAGTGGTCTTGAAAAAAAGAAAAATGGTGGAGTAATTTATTATGTTAGCAACTTTGAAGTTAGTGAAGGTCCACTTTCTTTTGGTGAAGAAGATAATAACTTACTGAAGCTATTTTGCGAGTACGTTGATAACGAAAATAAGGATATCATGAAAGCGTATGATAAAGCGTTGATGAAAAAAGCTGGTTCAACCCCTAACGGACAAGGTGAAGTCATTGACATAGATGATGCGTTAAATGATGATTTACCTGATTTTAGTAAATGAACGTAAAAGAAGCTTCACTAATCTCCTACTTGGTTAATGTGTTAGATGGGAAGGCAGAAATGCCTTCCTATTTATTTGACGAGTTTGCAGATTTATCTAGAAAAGCTTTAGAAAAACATTTTACAAGAAAAAAAGAAGACTTTAGGCTTCGCATGAGTAATGTGGGCAAACCCTTGTGTCAGCTACAAATGCAGGCAAAAGGTGTTGAGCCGGAGAAGCCATCACATGATTTTATTGTAAGAATGATTATAGGAGATATGCTTGAGGCTCTTGTAATTGTCTTACTCAAAGCTGCTAAAATAGAAGTTAAGTCACAACATCAAAAAGTATCTTTAGGTGTTGGTGACAGACAAATTGAAGGCGAATATGATATTGAACTTGATGACGGTATATATGATATAAAGAGTGTGTCGCCTTTTTCATTCACAACTAAATTTAATGCCGATAACGGCTATGATAAAATAAAACAATCAGATTCTTTTGGCTATATTTCACAAGGGCATGGTTATGGTATGGCGGCTAACAAACCATTTAAAGGTTGGATTGCCATAAATAAAACAACTGGTGAAATAGTTTTTACTGATTCAAAACATACTGATGAAGAAAAGAAAGAAGTTTATTCAAAGATATATAATACTAGTGTAGCTTTGTTAGATGAAAAACCTTTTGAAAGATGTTTCACAGATGTTGAAGAAGTATATTATTCTAAACCAACGGGCAACCGTACATTAGGTATTGAATGCAGTTATTGTCCATACAAACATGATTGTTGGGACAATCTTGAATTTAGAAGACAGTTGCCAAGCAAAGGTAAAAATCCTAAATGGACTTGGTATACTAAAATTGACCCTAAATGGATGGAAGAGAATGTACAATGACACGAGTGCAAAAGTTTGTAAAACTGCAACGTAAAAAAAATTTAAACTATGTAGTTAAAAAGAAACCTATGTCACCGAGGTCAGCAAAAGCAAAAGGTAGAAAATTACAAACATGGGTAGTAGATAAAATATTAGCTTTATTTCCTTCATTATCTTCTTTAGATGTTAAGTCAACACCTATGGGAGTAAATGGGGTTGATGTTCAGTTATCTAGTTTAGCACAAAAATTTTTTCCTTACGATATTGAATGTAAGAATACAGAAAGAACAAAGACAATTTATAATTACTATGAGCAAGCCATAGACCATACAAATGGGGGCGAGCCACTTGTAATTATAAAGATGAATAGACAAAAGCCTTTGGCTATTGTAGATGCAGAACACTTTATGGAGATGACATTATGTCAGAAAAAGAAACTATAGATTTAAAATCAGGTGACTCTGCTGTTGTTATACGTCATGATAAAAATCTTGAAGGCGGCTTTATAGTAGAAGTTTATCATAATATGGATAGAAAAAAACTAACTGCATCAGACATTGCATTTTACGCTTTACTTACACGAGGAATGGCTTATCATGTAACAACAGACTTATCTTCCGTGCTTGACTATGGAAGACAGAGTTTTGAAGACTCAGAATCAACAATAACAGTTCATTAGAGAGAAACTATGGCAGAACAATTAGAATTGTACAGCAATGGTAAAGATGCTGTAAACAGTCCCCCTCATTATACTGTATCTAAATTAGAGTGCATAGACGCTATTAAAGAAGCTACAGGAGAAGGTTACGAGTATTATTTACAAGGTGTAATTATGAAATACTTGTGGCGATACCGATATAAAGGTACACCTGTAGAAGATTTACAGAAAGCCGAATGGTATCTAAAGAGGCTTATAGAAGTAACTCAACATGCAAAAGAACACAGATAAAGTTGTTATTAAGATTATAGCAGATGTAGAAACAGAAGAATTTGTTCTTGACAAAGAAGAACTGCCATATATTTTGGAAGACATACTAATAGATTTATTACACGAAATATCAGGCGTAAAAACAAAAGATGTAACAGTAAAGGTAGCAAAATGAATATAACAAATCTCCCAACATATTATCAACAATTTATTCACAAATCTCGCTATGCTCGTTGGATAGATAGCGAAAATAGGCGTGAAGAATGGGATGAAACTATTAGTCGTTATATGGCATTTATGAGTGCCCATCTTATGGAAAAGCATGATTATAAAATAGATAATAAACTGTATCATCAGTTGTATGAAGCTATTGTAAAACAAGATATTATGCCATCTATGCGTTGTGTTATGACTGCAGGTAAAGCTTTAGAAAGAGACAATACTGCAGGATATAACTGTTCATACCTTCCCGTAGATGACCCTAAGTCATTTGATGAAGCTATGTATATATTGATGTGTGGCACAGGTGTTGGTTTTTCTGTTGAAAGAAACTATGTTGACAAGTTGCCCGAAGTGCCGGAACAACTGTTTAGAGCAGAAGAAACTATTATAGTTAGCGATAGCAAAGAAGGTTGGGCAAAATCATTACGTAAATTATTAGCTTTACTATGGTCTGGCGAAATACCAAATTGGGATTTAAGTCGTGTACGTCCTGCAGGTTCTATACTTAAAACATTTGGTGGTCGTGCATCAGGTCCTGCACCTTTAGAAAGTTTGTTTAATTTTATTGTAATGACATTTAAAAATGCAAGTGGTAGAAAGTTATCTAGTTTAGAATGTCATGATATTATGTGTAAGGTTGGTGAAGTAGTTGTATCAGGTGGTGTAAGAAGGTCTGCTATGATTAGTTTATCTAATTTATCTGATGACAGAATGCGTCATGCAAAAACTGGTGAGTTTTATAAATTACAACCACAACGACAGATGTCTAATAATTCTGTAGCTTATACAGAAAAGCCTGACATGAAAACATTTATGAGAGAGTGGCTTTCTTTGGCAGAGTCAGGCACTGGTGAACGTGGTATGTTTTACAGAGGTGCGGCACAAAACAAAGCCCAAGAGAATGGCAGAAGAGATAGCACTTGGGATTTTGGTACAAACCCTTGTTCAGAAATAATACTGCGTCCTTATCAGTTTTGTAATTTATCTGAAGTTATTGTAAGAGGCGACGACAGTATAGATGATATATCAAAGAAAGTAGAACTAGCTACTATACTTGGTACTTTCCAATCAACACTCACAAACTTTCCATATTTAAGAAAGATATGGAAAAAGAATACAGAAGAAGAAAGACTTCTTGGTGTATCATTAACTGGTATTATGGATAATAGTATTATGAATGGTCGCGAAATAGGAAACTTAGACGAAGTGTTAAAAGAGTTGCGTGCAGTTGCCGTTGATACAAATAAAGAGTTTGCTGAAACACTAGGCATAAATCAATCTACTGCTATAACTTGTGTTAAGCCAAGTGGTACAGTTTCACAACTCACAGATGCTGCATCAGGTATTCATGCACGACACAGTCAATATTATATTAGAACTGTTCGTGGTGATAAAAAAGACCCAATCACACAATTTATGATGGAAAAGAATATACCTTGGGAAACAGATTTGTGGAACAATAACAACGCTGTATTTAGCTTTGCTATTAAATCACCTGAAGGTTGTGTAACAAGTAGTGATATGACTGCTCTTGAACAATTAGAGTTTTGGAAAATATATGCTGATAATTGGTGTGAACACAAACCATCTATTACTGTATCAGTGGGTGCAGAAGAATGGTTAGAAGTAGGAGACTGGATATATAAAAACTTTAATATTGCATCAGGTCTTTCTTTTCTACCAAGAAGTGAACATGTATATCAACAAGCACCATATCAAGAATGTTCTAAAGAACAATACAATGACTTGGTTAAAACTATGCCAACAGAAATAGATTGGACAGAATTGACAAAGTATGAAAAAGATGATAACACAGTTGGGTCGCAGACACTTGCGTGTTCAGGCGATAGCTGTGAAGTAGTGGATATTACGTAATGGCAACAGTAGATAGATTTTTTAAAGAAGGTCAGTCTGCTTTTTATAAACCTAAAAAGTACGGAAGGTTTATGCATCATGCTTGTAATCCGTACACAAGTACCTCGTTTCGTGGTAAAGAATGGCAAAGAGGATTTAACAACAGTTATGGCAGAAATTTGAAAAAACGCCATAAATTTCCGGGTATAAAGACACACGGGCATGTCGTTTCACCCCTCTGACGGGCTTTAAAACGAGACGTTTTTTTTACAATATAGTCGAAAAGGAGCAAATATGCGAGAAATGTTAATTGGAGCTGCAAGAACCTATTATATGGGTATGATTAACAAACATATGGCAAATATGGAAGTTTTGTTAAATAATCCTACAGGAATAGGCGA